TCCCTCCCCCCCCCATTCTTCTTTTAAACGGATAAAAAAATGCCTATTCTTAAAATTGATGGTGTAGATGGTGCACTGAACGAGTACAAGCACATCTATACTGCACTTGCAAACGGAACTATCGCTAAGGGAGCTACTGTTGAAGTTGAAACAGACCCTACGGCTACTCCAGATCCAGACCTTCATGGTTATAACGGACAAGTTGTAAAGTCTTGTGGAACTACTAGCAGTACGTTGTGTATTGGTGTAGCCCTGGAAGCGGCAACTGAGGGCCAGAAGGTCCGCGTTCAGTGTGGCGGAATGGTTGACTCTAGCGTTACAGGCACAACATCTGCCGAGGCTATCGCTATCGGTCAAAAGGTGTCTGCTTCAACGTCTGGTGAAATTCGTATCTACGATTCTGATAGCGCAACTACTGCATCTATCGGTGTATGTGTCGGTGCATACTCTGGTGCTACCGCTGACGGTAAGATCCTTCTGTATGATAAGGGTTGGCTCGGCTAGAGCATATTCGCTACCGGACCTCGGTCCATCTACGGCTGCTGGGGTATGATATCTCAGCAGCCGTTTTCTTTTTCTGGAGCCTGACGTGAACCTTCGCGACCTAAGAGACGAAATCAACTCAGCGTTGGATTACAACCCCGATCTGAAGCAGTACGATGACAACCTGACGCGAGTCATCAACCGCCACTACTTGCAGGTCTCCAGCCAGTACCAGTGGCTCTTTATGCAGAAGCGAGCGCTACTCATGCTCAGGGCCGATATCGACGGCAGCAGCACTGATACCCTCACTTCTACCGGAACCCACGTTGTGACCCTGCCCATTACCGAAGGAGCAGGCATTAAGAACCTGCCCGAGGATATCGTGGGCCAAACGCTCGTTGTAAACAACGCTACATTTCAGATCACTCGTCAGCATAATGCGCGAGAGTTTGTTGTTGATCAGCAGGTTCCGTCTGGAACATACACAAGCTGGACAATCAGGTACAACTCTTACCCGATGCCGAGGGATTCTGTTGAGGTTTTGGGCGTTATGGACCGAGGCATAACGACCACTGAGACTATATCTTTTGAGTCTGACTCAACAACAACAACTCAGACTGCCCCAAATCGGGGCCGGTTTATGTTTCTTGATGCTCGAAAAGAAGAATATCTGTACCTTGACCGGGTGGGCACTGGCGACCCGTTTGTCAGCGTTGAAGAGATGCACGCGAATCTTCCGCCTCCAGACTTTGCTCCGAGCCTTAGGTTAAAGACGGCGGGGGGCGGCCTGACATCGGTCGTTCGAAATGCAACCTACGAGTATTGCTATACATTTCTGTATGCCGGAATGGAGAGCCCGCCCTCGCCTGTCGCAAGCTTAGACACAACAACCGACGAGAGTGATTCTATTGTTGTTCTCATCGAGAAGCTGATGGATACGTCCGCTAAATTGTTGACGCCATCGAACACGGGTAGAGTGAAGAAGATCTACCGTCGATTCTCTCGTGATAACGTCAGTGATGTTCCAACCTCACGGCTTGTTTCAGGCATGGGCCCGTGGAGGCACATCGCCACCGTAGGCGAGTCAACGACGAGTTTTATAGACGACGCCGATGAACTGACCGATAAGACGGTTGCCGGTGAGACCTCTTATGACGGCTACGTTGATCCGTCTGGTGAGTTGTTTCGTGTCGATAGGCTCAATGAAATAGGGCCTCGCCAGTATCTGCGGTTCTGGAATACACCCAATAGTGATTACTTCGTCGAGGCCCGATACCATCGGAGACCTTTTCGGCTGGTAAATGATGCCGATGCTCCTGAGTGGCCTGTTCAGTACCATCACTACCTTGTGTACGCAGCGCTCAAAGACATCTGCATGCAGCACGGTATGACGAGCAACAGCCAGTTGTACGATGGCAGGGCAAAAGAGCTTATGGAGCGCATGAAGTCTAAGTACCTAAGCCGTACAGACCGAATGCATATCCGCAGAGGGTTCGATCGAGCCATGGCTGATCGCGAGCGCTTTGGCATCCCGAGTAAATCATGAACACTCAACGCCTTATTGTTGAGCGGCTGCGTGGTATTGATCAGCGATACTACACCCGCCCTGAGTCTGCCTCAATCATCGAGGAGATGACTTGGGATTCCTATGATGGATGGAAGACCGCTGGTGGCTACGATCTGGTCACACAAGACTTGTATGACTGGAATAGGGCTGTGTCTGAAGATGGAATCAGGATCACATCGCTGCACAACTATTCAAGAGGGTCCAGCTACAATGAGATCATTTTTGAAAACGACCAGGGCCAGCTTTGTAAATTAGACATCGGCAAGCTTAAGGCTGGCGCCGCCGACCCGTTTTCTTTTCTGAAAGATGAATCCAACAGGGTGTTTGATGGCCGCGAACCAGAGACCGACGACACAGGAACCGCCAATAACAGCAGAAAAAGGTTCGTTCCGAGGTCTAACGGAGTCGGGACACAGTCCTGCACGTTCGGTGGGCGACTGTACTTAGTTAATGGTGTGGATGAGCCCATTGTTTACGACGGAAAGCGGGCTTGTAGGGCTGGTTTTTTCGAGAAGCCAGCGCAGCCGAAGGCAGACGTTGTAATCAGGGCGTACCACAACGAGTGGATTGCCTCTGGAAAGCACACAAGCGACTATTTTTTGGGCACCAAGATCAAAGGCCAGGGCCTCGGAAGCCTGAAGCCTAAGGGTGTCAAGGATAAGAATACCGCCGAATTCATCGATGGCAAAGTCTGTGGATATCAGTACCGTGTGACATTCGTTAATAAGCGCTCACAAGAAAGCGAGATGTCCGAAGTCAGCGACATGTGTACGTTTGAGTGCGCTGCTGGCAAGAAGCGCTTCGTTCATATCCAGTTGCCGATTGGTGATAACTCCTGCGTTGCTAGGCGCGTTTATCGGACACGGGACCTGTTGGATGATTTTGGCAACCCACTCGGGCCAGAGGTCGGTCAGAACTATTACTTTGTGAGAGAGATCCAAGACAACGAGACCACTGATTTTGAAGACGGCCTCCCTGACTCCAGCCTGGGTGCGCTGACCGATGATTACGATTTCGGCAGGTATCCGATGCAGGCCAAGTTCATTGCATCATTTAAAAACTCAATCTTTCTGACTGGTGGCCCAAACAACCTCTTGTTTTACAGCGCCAGCGGCATGCCAGAAGTATTCCCTCAGCGTAACATTATCGACCTGGGAGACTCTGACGCCGGCAAGATCACGGGCATGTACGCCAGCACCAACTCGTTGGTAGTGTTCAAGGAGTTTGGCGTCTATCTGATCAAGGCCACACCAAGCGGCGGCTTTACCTACCAGACGATATCTCGCGACATTGGGTGTATAGCTCCAAACTCAATCAAGGACGTTCCTTTCACCGGCCTCGCATTTCTGTCGCACAAGGGCGTTCATGTGATGAAGGGGTTTCTGGAGGACTCAAACTCTCCAACAGAGATTGTAAACCTGAGCACTCCCATCAAAGAAATAATGGATAGGCTGTGCATCACTGCTTCATACGGGGCCGTTTCTTGCCTGAACAGAAGTGACAAAGAATACTGGCTGTGCGTTCCGACCATAGGCGAAAAAAACAACCTGCTGCTCGTGTGGCACTACGAGGTTGGTGCATGGAGCATTAGAAACAACTACCCCATGTCGTGCGCCATAGAGACCAGGGGTGCGTCTACGTCTGTTTTTTTTGGAAGCCATGACATTAGAATGCCTGGAATCTTTGTCTACACTCCTTTTTATAGGAGAAAAAACGAGATTGGCTCAACTGTAACAATAGAGCGCGGGGTGGGAGAAGACGTTCGTAAATCGATTTTAGACTACCCTGTTTATGAAACCGTACCGTTAAAGCTAAATGGAGTTTATAGCGGAGCCCATGTTTCATACATAAATATTTATGCCGTTGCTTTTGGTAACGAGCCAATAAAGATGAACTTCAAGATTAACCGAAATCAGGTGGTTGTTTTAGATTCCAACAAGGGCCGTACACAGCAACACACCGATATGAGCGAAAAGCTTGACGTGTACGGCACCGCTCGATTTGACGAGGCTTCCTTTGGCTACCATCGTCCAGTCGTTATCCGGTTTGATGTTTCTCACTCCCACAAAACCCTGACCACCGAGTTTGCGATTCGAATCCTTCAAGACATTGAAAATGAGTTTCCAAACAGAATCATGATTGTCGGTTATTCAGTCGATGCCAAAATGGGCGAGCAGAAGAACATTCGGGCCATGACCGATGTACTGGGTTCAAATAGGAGATAAAATGTCGTACCGATTTCCAATCGTTCGTCCAGAAACAAAAGAAATTATTGAACCCGATGATCTGAACCAGAACTTCAAAGAATTTATTGATGAAATCAATGGAAATCTAAGTCGTGAAAACATGGCCGCAGAGTCTGAGACAGCCGGCGGCCTTGCTCCGCGTCAGTTCAAAAATGAATCGTTTAACGAAGTCTTTCAGGCTTCAATAGAGTCTGATGCAGCCTGGGAGGACTCAACCTCGTCAGCCTTTGTCTGCAGCAAGAATACTACTGGGTATGTGAGCACTGATGTGGATGAGAGGACAATGCCTTCGATTGAATTCAACGCTGAGCGTGATGGTTGGATTATCGTAGACTTTTCTGTTGCACACCTGTGGACGGGCACGGGCCTTTTAAGTGAAGAGGAGGCCCTGAGGGTTCTTCACGTCAAGCAACACAAGCCATTTCTGTATAGTGAGCGGCTGTGGGGCCATAAATCCACTCTGCCCCCCGGAGCTTGGCTTGGAATCACTGGTGAGGGAGCCTCTGATTCGACCGGCGCAGACGCGGGCCGACTGCTACACCACGACAATACGCTACAAGCGGTAGGCCCCGGTGGGACAACATTTGACTCTAAACTCAAGGGGCGCAATTTTCCACAAGGCAAGTTTTTGAATTGGCCCGTTGATCGGTACGCTGTTCGATACCGGGTCACTGCGAACGGGTCTGAGGTCGCTGAGTCTGGGTGGCAGTATAATGGGAACGATAGAACGGGCGTGTATATCTGCGGGTGCATACCGGTTAGGGCTGGACACAATATAATAAAGACGGAAGTGGCGGCTGCTATGATTCAAGATGTCTACGGAGTCTCTCAGGGAATCAGAGCCAAAGATGGAGTTGCCAAGACGAAGGGCAAGTTCTTTCCGACATCCTCGCTGTCTTCTCGCAACAACATGCATACTCTGCCAAAATCCAAACAGGTAGACATCAAGATAACTGAAAAACAGGGGGCCTATAAGATAAACCTTGGAATAGATGTCACGGTTCATTCTGGCAACTTAGTCGTTCAGTATAGGAAAGCATAATGCCTTATGTTAAAGTACCAGAGTTTAAGTCTAATAATGCTATTAGCGCCGATGATTTCAACGAGGCTTTTTCCAGCGTACAGGTCGTTTGCGACAAGCTAGATGGAACCAACTTTGCTGATGAGTCGCTGGGCTTCGATGAGATCCCAGACGAAGTAGCGCTTACCAAAAACGACCACCTGGCGTCACACAAGCATACTTTTTCGGGAGCGCAGATTAACCACGGAGATGGGGTAATAGACCCGTTTTCCGACTTTACCCTTGATCTTTACGCCGGAAGAAGGCATCAAAACTTTACACACCCAAAGAACAACAACATTACGGCTACCGGTTTAACTGGAGGCGAGAAGTTTATTATTAGGGCTAGCTGCCGCATTTACATCCCAGACATGGGCGCAAGAACGTACTACGACGGTGTTCCGGCAGTGATGAAGGTCGGGCTGTTTCAGTTTCCTGGTGAAGACTCGATTACAAGCGGCTCGATCAATGCCAATACAAAAAGGCTGCGGTCAACGGAACAACATTTTCGAGTAGCCTTCAGCGGAAAAGTGCCAAGCGCTTCCTCTTGCTCTAAGGAGGCTGCTGAGGAGGTCGCCGCTGATACCGGCGTACTTATCCCGAGGGACCGAACGGTAGACTTAGACTGGGAATATCGAGACAATCGCGGTGACCTCAACTCGGCTGATGAGCCTGGTGATACCTATGATCATCATGACCCGGCGCAAAATCAAAGCAAGCTGCCGCTGGGGGGCTATTTCTCGTACACTACTTGTTACCTCTACGAGCACCCGAGCATCGGCAGCCCTAACTCCACACAGTCTTTTGGGATTCTGTGCTACCTGTCAGGAATGGATGTGGGGATCAGCAAGACCGACGATACAGACGCAGGCGGCAGCGAGGGCTCTGTGTCCCCAAAACCCCTTCCTGCATCAATCACTGACGGTAGCCTTCATATGTATCAGGTGAGGCGATAATGCCAGTAAATCCAGACAAATTCAGTTCTACGGTTGTCTCTGGAGATAAGGTTGATGCCGAGGACATCAGGTCAAGGTTTTCTGAGCTTGAGCGATTCGTCAACGGTGGGATTAAAGCCACCGATGTTAAGTATGCGCTTTCGTCAGAAACGGATGGATTAGTAACCAACACATCCGATGTCCGTGAAGACGCATTTGAGACACGGCACCTGATCAAGCCAGAGTTTTATCTGGGCGGAAACACCAGGGTTGAGGGCGTTACCTCCGATACCTACCACAGGCATGTGCCTCAGGCCTCGATGAATAGGTATTTCAGGCATGAGCAAAGCGGTATGTACTTTACGGATCTCGACGGGTTTAGTAGCTCAGCAGTTGATGACCTGCACCATACCGCTTGGCAACCAGTAGACGGGATGTCCGCGACCATTGATGTAAAGGGGGACGAAACGGTTAGTGCCTATATTTGTGGCTCTCTGTATGCATTCGCAAGCGGTGGCACTGATTTCCAGAATGACAAGCTTCAGACTCAGGCGCAACACCTTAGCGCTGGAGATAACCAAGGCTACGACCTCTCTACCACCCAGATGGCCGCGTATACGCGCATGCAGGCCTCTGGTGCAATCATTGCCATATTTAAGCTATACGTGCAGAGGCCTGAAGACGACGAGCCCATTGCTCACACACACACCGAACGAAGGCTATACAATAGAGGCGAGAAAAGCTACAACTGCCGTCGTCAGCAAATATCATTTGCACACATGGTCGAGCTTGAGCCGGGAATTAACAAAGTGTCCTATAGGTGCGTGTATAGGTTGAGAACTATTGAGGCTCGCACTGCCCGACATCTTTACGTTGATGGCAGGAATTTTTTCGTAGATGTACACTACAAGTGATACGATCGGGTAGGAATATTTATGGCTGTTGAAGACTACGCATTGTCGATGGGTTCTGGGGCGCTGAGCGGTGCCGGCACAGGTGCCGCGTTTGGTCCCTGGGGCGCGGTTGCTGGCGGAGTCATCGGCGCTGGCCTGGGCTTTCTTGGTGCATCTCTGGCCGACAAGCAAGAAGACGAGGCTGGAAAATTAGCCCAACGACAAAGGCGCAGAGAAAAGAAACTCAGAGCCAAGCAGCGAAGCGTAGAGCGTAGGGCGCTGGCACAGCAAACTGGGGCGGCTGCTCGTGGGGCCAAGGATGATATGACCATTCCTTCTCCTCGGGTGTCCACAGCCGACATCGCGATGCAGCAGAGCATGGCGATTGGAACCGGAAGCCCGTTTGATACATACATTCTTCGAACGTATGGTCAGCCGCAGAGCAAAACGACATAGAGGTAATCATGGTAAAGAAAGCAGATCCATCATCGTCAGAAGGCTTGAAACTAAGCGAAGAAGACCGGGACGCGCTTGCCCTTGAGGATGCGTTCTACGAAAAGCAGTACACTAGGGGCACTTTAATTGGGGCCGGTTCTGACTATTCGGCAAATGTTTTTGATTACATCAATCGAATCGGTGGAGCGAAGCTTCTTACAGAGCTTGCAACCAAGACGAGCAAGAGGGCGCAGGATATTATAGATACTGCCGGCGAGGGCGCAGAAGAACGCCTTGAGACCGCCCGTGGCGCGAAGATGGCTGCAGCGCGGGGCGCCCTTGACACTGCAGCAAAGATGGCGGCCATGGACCCTACCGGCACTGCGGCAATAGAGCTTACCCGGAAGGGCGCTCAGATGGTTCAGGCCGGTTCAGATATGAGCGCAGAAGAAACAAGAGAAATGGAGCGCTCCCTTGAGGAGAGAAAGATTGGCGAGGAAATGAAGACTGAAGCCGAGCAGCTAAAAATGAAAGGTAAGCACGACAAGCAAACTGCTCGCCTACAACTAGCCAAGGATACCATCGCAAGCGCAGCTACTCTGGGGGCCGCGCTGAAGCCCAGTAGCTACGAGGCAGGGCTGGAAAGAAAGGCCGCCCGTGGTGAAGCGAAATCCTTGAGACAAACTAAGAGGCAAAAGAAGCTTGCTGTGAAGATGGGCACAGCCCAAACTAAAGACATCAAGGCTAAGGTCTCAAGTGGAGAAATGACCAAAGAGGAAGGGGATAAGCTTCTTGCCCAGACTCTAAAACTTCGGCAAAAGAAAAACGTGTTCGGTAAAACTCGCATGGAGAGGTATAAAAAAGCTCAAACCAGGAAAGTAGCAGGACTAGAGCAACAGGCAGCAGCCGATCAAAGCCTTGATGAGTTGTTCAAGGCAAAAATGGCTAAGTTCAATGCAGTAATGGGCCAGAGAGCAGCCGAAAGAGCCAAGCTCACCCCAGCGACGGAGCTTGCCGACACCATGACGCCCAAAGTTAAGTAGGGGTCGCTATGCCATGGGTCAATGGCCGATACGTTCCAAGAAAAATAGCCAATACGGAAGCGTCAACACCGTCCCAAGATGAAACGTCTATTTACCGGGGCCCAGTAGCCCTTGAAGAAGTGCAGATTGAAGACGGCTTCTTCACGGAGTCTCTGCTCAGCACAAAGTTTGTTGAAGGCTCATTTACGGCTGCAATCCTCAAGAGGCTCCTGCCCGAGGGGGTGATCTCAGTTGCCAACGGGATGAGGTCTTTGTTCTCATCCGGCTTCGTAAATAGAGACTTGATTGCCGCAGATGCAGTCAGTGGCTCTAAAATCAGCAACCCGATTAAGTTGTCCATCATTAGCGGCGGTGCCGCCGGAACCCATACGGTCACTGGAATAAGGACTGGAGACGAACTTATTTCTGTATTAGAGCAGAACGGTACATCCGGCTTGTTAACTGATCTTACAACCGAGTTTGCGATTGCTACATCTGATACAATCACAAACTCAGGTGGGACTGCCACAAGCGGCGATAACCTTATAGTTTTATACTTAGACAAAACAACTGACCTGACTTTAATGGCAGGTTCTTTATAGCGAGGCCGACATGCCCTTTACCGATGAGCTTCGAAAGAAGATTGGACCCTCCACTGACGTATGGGTGAAGGCCGTTGAGCGAGACTACCAGGACCCAGTCAAGCGGCTGCTCGCTATTCGTAAAGAGATCGCTACGCTGTCGAATCCGAGGAACAGAAGTCGCGTTCGAGGCGATAGGTCTCACGACGCGATGCTTCGATTGATCTTGAAGTATGAGACCCTGCAGAACAAGACTCACGAAGCCCGCAACAAAACCCGGAAAAAGATTGAAGACGATCTTAATACCTATACCAGTGATCGAGACACCATGCTTAAGGCTGTGGTCTTGGCCTTTTCGGATGAAAACAAAGTAAAATCTGTCGCTAGAGACCTGAACAGTAACTGGAATAAAAGCACTTTAGAGGCGCTATTCGGGCCGAAAGGCTGGAAGATATCAGATAAAAAGGGCCCCAATGAGGCAACCTTTATGGGCTTATCTAATCTTCGAGCCTATGTTGACGATCCAACAAAGGCTAAAATCGATAGCCTTATGGCCGAATATGTTAAAGCTAAATATCCGGGTGACGAACGGTTCGATGACTTGAATTCCATCAATCCGACAGAATGGCTCGATAAGTACTACCCTGACGTGAGTACCACAAACAAAGAAGCGCAAGCTATGCGGCAGGAGGTTCTTTCAAACCCAGAAGCCTGGTATGGGCCCAAGGGCGTTGCCGGTAAGCTTCATGACGAGGACCTCTCTGGATATATCGATTACAGCGATAAAATCAAGAAGTACCAGAACTTCGTCGATGGCCAACTCGCCATAGACACCATTCCGGCAACAAATACGACCGACGAGGAGAAGACCGCGTTCGTCAGTCAAGTCGGGCCGTTTGCTGTTGAGAACGATAAAATCAAGCTCCAAGAAGGCTTGCCCCCCGAAGCTAAAAAGGAAGCCGTCGAGATTCTTGCGAACAATGGCTTGAAGGAAGGCGGCAAGTACACCGATTTCGTTAGGTCTAGTACGGTACAGAATGGGCTGGCCGGAATGATGACTGCGGCCTCTACGAACGCCAGAATAGATAAGCGAATCGAGGAGTTGAAGTCGCAAGAAGCTGGAATGTCGGAAATGGCCGTCCGTGCTGGTCGCCTTTCGCCCACCCAGCTTTCCGTGCTCTACAACCCACTGTTCCCTCGCACCGGCTTTAGAAGGTCTGCAGGGTATGGGCTACAGAAAAGAGTTCAGCGCCTTCGCCGTGAGGCCGATGAGCCAGTCGAGGCAGTGGCCCCTCAAGCTGAGGCTGAGGCTGCGCCTGAGGCTCCTGAGGCTGAAAAAGAGTCCTCTGGCGTGCCAATTATTCCGGCAGTTATCAATCGAATCAAAAAGGCCCATGAAAGGGCCAGCACCGCTAGCCCAGAAGATACAGCGGAAGCTGACGAGGAGTTGAGAAGCGCCATTGAGGGCTTCACGGGCCTTCCCAAGGATATTCAAGACAAGTTTCCTATGGCTTTCGTTACTGCTGCGAAGGCTTCATTGGAGCCAATGGAAGGCAAAACAGATTCGCCTGAAGGTCGTCGAATGGAGTTGGAGAAGGGCATACCAAGCCTAGATGACTCTGCAATTACGACACAAACAATCGGGGAGTACGTTGCTGATGTTTCCGGTCGCGGGAGTGCTGCTGCACTCAAAGAGACATCAGATATGGCTGCTTTCTTGAACCATCCCGATTCTCTTGGTGAGGGGTTCAGCGATGTTGGTCGAGAAGACATCATAGGATCGATCGGAAGTGATTTTTTGGAGGTCATGAACCGTGGCGAAGATGCCAGCAAGACTGACCTCATTGATGTCTTTGAGCGATCCAAGACCTTGAGCCAAGAAGATCGTCCTGACTTTTTTGATACCGCAAAGTACGGTCGGTATGAATCCATTGACCGATTCGTAGCAAAGATGGATGCGGACGGAGAGGCCCCAGAAGATGCCCCAGAAGATGCCCCAGAAGATGCCCCAGAAGATGCGTCCGGTCTTGATCCGACCGACTACTTGACGGGTAGAAAGCAAAGGCGATTTAAGAAGCGTGGGAAAAAAATAGAAGAAGCCAGAAAAGCAAGAGAACTCGAAGAATCGCAGACGGCGTTTGCCGAAGCGCAACGAGCTAACGCGAGGCGTGAAGGTAAGGCGGTCTGGGATGACCCCCCTGAGAGCCAAGAATCTGTTGGCGCGGTTGCTGATGCGCCGATGACCGAAGAAGACCGCGCCGTAGTGGAAGGCTTGAAAACGATGGAGCCCCCTAAGGACCCGCAAGAGGTTGCTGGGGAAGAAGTCTCCGAAGAAGAAATCCGCGAGATGGACATTGCTGCCCACGACGAGCGGCCCGGTCAGGCCCCACACGGCACCACGTTCCCGGCTAGCGCACCAACAGTTACTCCTGTGGAAACAATCGCGCCTGAAGGAGAGTCAGTTGAAGAAGCGGAGATGCCTCCTGCTCAAATAGAACGAGACGATGAAATGATCGCCAAGGCTGACGCCAAGGCCGAGGAGTACGACCCCACACCAGAACAGCTTGCGAGAGATGATGCCGCTATTTCTGCGGAGTATGACCCCACACCAGAACAGCTTGAAGGGGATGACGCCGCTATAGCGGCAAGCCTTGAGCGAGACCGACAACGATCACGCGATAGGGCTCTGGTCGGAACACTACAAGATCTCTACAGTGACGCCAAGACTGGCAAGGTCACTGGTGAAGACGCAAACATTGCTCTGGATAAGATCGCAGGAGTCTGGAAGCTTGATGATAAGAGGCTGGCAAAACTCAAGGCCAACCTGAATCAGTTCTTGCCCCCCGACCAGCGGACTGAGCCAGAGGTTGAGCCAGAGGCTGAGCCACCAAAGAAGCTGAGGCTTTCGATGCCGTCCCAATACAATGTTGTGACATCGTCCACGTTTGGCCCGCGAGAATCCCCCACTACCGGGAAAGTAAAACCACACGAGGGAGTAGACATCAGGGCCAGAGAGGGCACCCCGGTATTCTCAGTGAAAGATGGTGTCATCTCCAGGGCCATTCACGACGAGAAGCGGGGCGGCAACGCTGGAATACACATTTATGTTGACCACCCGGATGGAACTCAGACTAGGTATTACCACGGCAGCGCCATACCCAGTACGATTGTCGAGGGCACGAAAGTCACCGCTGGCATGGAGATCATGAAGGCCGGGAATACGGGTGACTCAAAGGATGCTCACCTGCACCTAGAGATATTGAAAAATATCGATGGCGTGATGACGCAGGTTAACCCTATTGAGGAAATGCCAGAATTGTTTAAGCAAATGGAGTTCCGTGACGGAAGTCCGGTTATCAAAAGTGATGTGCGTACAGCAGGTTCCGGTGCGGTTAAAAAATAGTCTTTTGGAGACATTGTGGCAGAGCCCGAAGATATCGAAGAAAGCAAGACTGAGCTTGAGAATGACCTTGAGCTAGAGCCTATTGAAAACCCCATTGATGACCCGATGGAAGCCCAGGCTCTCGAAGACATCATTGTCGATCAGACGGGTGACGACAGGCTTGAGCTAAGAGCCAGCAAGACGGTCCCCCTCGTTGATAAGGTCGATGAGCCGCCTCATGTGGCGGAAGAAGCCGCTGATTTTGGAAGGCTGGGGTGGAAGGTCGCCCTTGCGTCTGCCATTCGAGAAGGGGACTCAAGCCTCACTGACGCTCAAGTTGCGGAGTTGGTCGATAAGGAAGCGTCGTCCATACGGTCTGTTGGCGGTCCTTCTGGTGGGCTTATAAACGCTCGCCTACTTGTAAACGCCCCAAGCACCTATATGTATCAGGTTGCTGAGGCCGCAGAGATGGCTCTTATGGAGTCTGAAGAAACAGTGTTTGATGGAATCAAGGGCTTCTTTTCGGCTCCTCCACCAGAAGTGCTGACTACGGCAGAACAACTGGTTCAGGAGCGCGTGATTGACGAAGAAGGCCGGTACCTCATGACCCCGTTCAGTAAAGGGCAGCGAAGCGTTGACCTGCCTGGAGAGAGCCTTGACTTCACGGTCACCCCCGAGGGGGTAGATGTAGCCTCATCTGTTGTTGGTGGTGTTCTTGGATACAAGGGCGTAAAGAAAGGCGCTAAGGTGGGTGCCGCCATCGGTGGAAAACTTGGAACACCGGGCAAGGTTATCGGTGCCGGAATAGGCGGGACCATCGGCGGCCTGGGTGGCTTCGTGATGGCTAAGATGGGCACAAACGTTTTGGTTACCGAGAGGCTGGACTACCAAGGTGGCCCAGAGAAAGACTTTCTTGATGCGCGACAGGGCACGGAGGCCCTCTTTGATTTCGCAAAGGCATTGAACAGTTCTGCCGGGGTATTGCATGATCTTTCAGATTGGTTTGAGATCGCAAGCGCTGAAGCCAGAAGCGCATTTATTGCCAGGTCTATCGCAGCAGCAGATGCATTCGGTGTTTCTGAAAAAGCCGGTAAATCTAAGGCGGTTACTGATTTTATAGAACACACAAAAATGGTCTCTAAGGGCGAGGTTGTGCCGGTTCTTTCGGGGCCATTTGCTCTGGCTTCTATCCTGTCTCATCCATATGTTGGTGATGCGATCAGAGAGCAAATGGAGCGCCGTGGCTTTACCGAGGCCGAAACATTTGCTGTTGAAGTGTTTACGCCGATTCCAGAGGAAGGCGAAAAAACGATCCACCAGTACATGGCAGACGTAGTCCTTGCAGTCCATGAAGAACTAGAGGCATCAGAAGAATTTCGTCAGGCAAAGAGCCTTTTTCGACAACAGGAAATCGAAGATCTGAATAGACAGCTTTCCAAGGAAAGGCGCACCCGTGAGCCCGAATACAGCGACTGGCCCATCATTCAATACTTTGAAGACATTGACCTTGGCGTGCATTCTCCGTCCGACAAAGAGATAAAGCTATTTGTAAAGGATAAGATTGGTAGCTTGTCCTACAATGACTTGCCCCCAGACCTAAAGGGTAAACAGCCTGATGTAGATAAGTTCACTGAGTTTGTAAAGCTTGACTTGTCTATGGGCGGATTAGAGCGCCACGGAAACCCCAAGCTCGATTCAGTCATTGAGGCCATACAGAAGGACGACAACAAAGAGGCAGTTCAGAAGCTTTTGAACACGCTGCCGATTGGTCTTATTGATCAGTTGAGGTCGTCCAACAACGTTGGGATATACCGAAAGCCATCGGCTGGCGCTGTGGCGAAGTGGGCACGCTCCACTATAAAGTATCTTGAGAAGGAGGTTGGTCGAAAGATAACCCGCCCGGTGCAGCGGAATCTTCACCCGCAACTTCTCAGCAAGGGCAGCAGCATGCACTACTCCCCGTCTGTATTCGGTGAAATGCTGCAGTGGGCTGTATTGATGCCGACCACCGTCGCTGAACAAGACATAGCGATTGACTTTAAAGATTACCCGGAGAGCCTTCTCCCGATCGTTCAAAAGCTTGGGCTTCCAGCAGTATTGGGAACACCAGCCGGTGTAGACTTTGCGCTAGGTCTCGGTATCAGAAACCCACTATCTACCGCCGAGGAGCGAATCAGGGCGCGGCGCAAGACAACCACTGGCGGCTTTCAGGTTGGGTATGAAGAAATAATGCTGGCCCAAGGCTACGCAAGAGGTAGCTGGGAGTTCAACCTCGCCCAGAACATTGGGCTCATCATGGATATGGTGCCCCAAGAGAAGTGGGCTGGCCGCGCCGTTGCAAACGTAGGCAGGCTGGGAATGAATGTTAAGCCTGCTGCTAAAGTATTTATGGCCACTAAAGAATTTAAGGCCACCCACCCAGGCATTAGGGCTGGGCTAACAAAGCGAAGATTGCTCCAGAACACTGTTTTCGACAAAGCTGAAGATCCGACCGTACAAGCACACAAGCTATGGAAAAAGGGAGCACAGACGGAGCTTAACGAGGGGCTAAATCCGCTCGACCGGCTGGATGCTGCACAAAGAGAGCAGCTTGCAGATATTCTGGTTGCAACGGGGCGAAACCCAGAACAAGTTTTTGCTGCCTTTGAGCAAGCGGCACGAGTCACTAAAAAAGCCCGCAGAGCCTCTCAGAAGATTATTCGGTCGGTTGGCACCAACGATATCATCGTTCTCAAGAATAGCGCCGAATACCAGTCGATTTTATCTGACCTCAACGGCCTCGTTCAGGCTGGCCACATGCAGGCTGCTGAGGCCGCTCGAATTATGGCTCATGTTGAGGCCCAGGCCATCCGAGTTGCTGACGCAATAGATACGCCCTATGGGTCGGCAAAAGATGTCCTGGGCGGTCTGAGAGTCACTATGGGCCGTCCTGCTGGCACTGGAGCCGGTGTTGTTGTTCGGCTAGTGGAGGATGGTGACCCAAGCGCACCGCGCAGACAGGGCGTCCCGCTCGGTTACTTTGAATACGACCAGCGTACACACAAGGCGGTCATCAACCTTTTTCAGGGGGGAGACCTTAATACGCTCTGGCAAAACGATGGCCACTTTATGGCTACCCTGATGGGTAGAGAGTTCACCGATAAGCTCATCCGGTACTTCGATAATGAGTTGGCGCCCGACGGGACTAGAAGGCTGACTGACACAGGCAACGTTCAGTTTGCTGAAGCCTGGATGCATTACCGCAGGGTTCGCGACAACCCGAACGGCTTTGTGCGCAGGCTGATGGGCGAGCTTTGGACTTCATTGCATAATCTCTGGTCTCGCCTTCGCAAAAAGCCTGGTCTTTTGCCGAGAGAGGTTCGACAGTACTGGGACCTTGAGTTTGGTGAACTGCCTAAAGATAGACGCCTTGTGCAGGCGATTAGTGGTGCCGCCCTTAACAAGAGGCCCAAGCACACTAAGCTTGCGGCGACTCAAGAGGAAAGAATCCTTAGAAGCCCAGATGCAGACAAGGCCCGTAAGCGTGTCGCAACAGATTTGGGCTACGACGCTGAAACGATGCACGCCCTTCTCGGTGATCGAAAGCAGACGCGAGTCACGGTGGTCAGGGATGCGGCTACTGGGCAGTCAAAGAGGGTCGTAGAGCGCAACTATGTTCCACGCGAATACGACGCGATTGATGCTGGGCTTGAAGTCTTTGCATTGCTTAAAACTGCCGACTTTCGTAAATCATTATCGAAAAGCAAATTAGTCCCCATTGGTAGTGGTCGTTATCACGTACCGGCATCTATTCTGAAGACCGTCATGGATAAGGTTGCTGGCAGGTTTATGGATGCCTTGGGCGTGGACCCTGCAGCAATCGCCAAGAGGATTTACCAGCCCGATCGCAGCGGAGTGAACGCTCTCGCAAGCAGAAACACCCTCCCTAGCGGCGTTACGGTGGGAGATGTAATTGCGTTTAGGGAGCGATTCAAGGCGCGGTATATTGAATCGAACGAACAAATAAACCAACGAGTACGGGAAACTGACTTCATAGTCTTAGATGAAAGGCCTCGGGCAGGGCTGAAGACCCTCATTCAGGAGATCTCAGATCAGCCAGAAGCGGACCTGATCCCGTTCTCGTTGCTTGACCCTGATGCAAACCTGAAGCTGATATCAGTTGAAGAATACACAACCATTCGTAATGTCCTGACTGACATCACGGCTACACCGCTGAATCGCCGCAACAGGAACATGGCTGATCCCGGCTACCTGATGTCGATGTCTCGATTTTTCGCAAATCGCAAACTGACCGAGGCCATTGGCGAGATTTTCAAAGTTATATCTGACCTGACGAGAAAGAAGAAGGAGATCCCGGTGGGGGCCGCTGATCCTCACTTTGTGAATATTTTAGAAGGCTATAGCCGAATGGTGATGAATTCCCCCAAAGCGATCATACGGCTTGCCAATGATCCTGACTTGAAGGCCATTGATACCGTTTTTGGATTTTTTGAGCACAACCTGTCTTTGCACACACCAAGGGTCAGCCTTTCCAATGTTCGCCGTCTTTTTAGCATTGTGGGCTTGCTGGATGGGTCCATCAGGCGAATGGAAGCCAAGGCTGCGGCCAGGGTTGCTGGCGAGGTAGAGGCCGGGAAGCCGATCACCGCCACATACGATCCGTTTGATATAGACGCTCCCGCTGGTGGAGGCGTAACGCTTAGGCAGATCGGCAGAAATCTTTCCATGATACAAGATCTTCTTGGGGATCAGTATGGAATGACGGCGCTTGAGCGAGAGTCGCTGACCCGGCTTCGTATGTTCAATGACCGTCTTAACGCTGGAGATGCGCGTAAGCTTACCCAGGCAGAGCGCTCAGCCGTCGCTGATTCTATCCAGGTCATTTACGAGGGGCTGAAAGAAAAGCAGCAATATGTTGAAACATTCTCAACTAGAGTGTTTGAAATAGTTTTAGCAATAAAGGAGGCTTCGCAGTTTGACTTAACTATTCCGGCTAAGATTGATATCTATAATAAGTTTTACACTGGAGATATTGCTGGCATTCTTGATATCGATACTGCAAAGAAAATCAGGCCACTTCCAGGCGCTCAAACGAAACCAAGAACCGTATTTGCCGACAAAAGGTTCCCTGCAATATCTAAGGGCATAAACGCGGCATTGCAGGTTGCTGACAAGCTGATGGGCACTAGGTATTCAACCAAGACACCCGACCTCAATCAAAACTTGATTTCGTTGATGGTGATGCTGAAGCTTGACGACATTCAGTTCGGTCTTGCGCGTGAGCTTGCTGAAGAAGGATACGACCTGTCTCGCAGGTCAATCACGAACAACCTAGACCTTAAAGGCGAGATCAACATAAGTAGAAGCAAGTACATCGATAGGGTGGTTCGTTATATCGATAGGGCCCTGGCAAAGGCAGACGAGGTCTCCGGGTTCAAAGATCCGCAGAAGGGTCGCAAAGTTCGTGTCCCCAAGAAGCCGCCCAAGGAGATGTACGGGCCAACAGAGGTCCCGCCTAAGTTAAAACCAGAGACATCAGGAAGGCAGGACCACGACGTAATCACCCGCCTCGACAAAGAGGCTCAACACGAGGCCGATAGGATACTCCAGCGTGCTGGTATTAGAATTGACGAGGGCAGTGCTGAGATTGTGATGATTGGTGGAAAGGAATTTGTCCTGCCAAAAAACATGGTCGATCAACTGGAAAGCTGGGTCCAAGAGACATACCCCAACGCCATATTCAAGAAGCACTGGGGCCGTAAGGGTCGCGCTGAATACCGCTTTGAGTCAAAGGACCCCGCCAGCCAGGTCTCTGAGCGAATAACGCAGCATGTCAAAGGTGTAGCAAGAGATGTCATGAGGGTCGGAGAGTTCATAGTTTCTCCACGAACCTTCTACACAGGTCTGCTTATTGGCACTGGCGGGTTGCCAATGATCGGCTACGGCATCGGCGTATTTATTGGTGGACTGAGCCAAGTACACCTCGGCCACGGCGCGTTGGCGGCGGCAAGAGATCTTGTTGAAGCGCCTGCTGCTGGTGCTCGGTTGGCATCAGAAGTGACCCCGATCGTTAGGGGCCTTACTGAGGCAGCAGACGCAGAGGTCCCGTTTGTCTCGGGCGTGCTTGCAAGATTGTTTGGTGAGGGTGCCCACCGGCCACGCACCAAGCCCCTTGTTCTTGATGATGGCAGGATCTTCACGGCGGACATGATTGCAGCAAGCGTTGACCGGCATGGCTGGAAAAGTGCGTTTGCTGATGTTTTGGCCAACAATAATCTAATGGATGCCATGCATGATCGGTTCAATAAGGCCAATGCTTCTTGGGCAACCGGTGCAATGTTTGCGCTTGCTGGCTTGCCGCTCGGACCACAGAGTGCTCTTATTAGTGGCGCATTCGGGGCAAGTGTCTCCTGGGCTGTGAAGCCTGGAAATATATTCAGTAAGACCCACAGGTTCTACAGGGAAACCTTCATTGCGTTTGATACCTACCTCAGGATCAAGGTGCTGGTTCGAGAGCTTAAAAAGGGCGCAGACCTTGACCATGCAGCGCAAAAGACCAGAAACATCATGCTGGACTATTCGGACCTCAGTGAGGCTGAGGTGTCCTACTTTAAGAAATGGTTTGCTTTCTACACGTACTTCTCCCAGGCCAACAAGCTTTTGTTTAGATCCATTATGGAGCACCCAGACCGCGTGATCACTCAGCTTAAGCTTGCTAGAGCGACTCAACTGAAGGTGACGGAGTCCAAGGACCCAGACCTTGTGCTGTCTCCGTGGGACAAATATCGAACATTCTTGCCCTTTGAGATACTGGGTCAGAAGTTCCGCCTGCCTTTCCTTCTTACTGGTGATTCGGTTGGGTTGTTAATTGAAATACTTACGTCGTTACCCTTCGGTGATGACGAGGCTACTAAAGAAGCGCGGGTGGCGTTCTTTGGGAGGCTGTCTCCGCAGATTGGTCTTGCCGCAGCGATAACATTTGATATTGATCCCGGCCTCGGATTTCCGCTTGAGAGGGCAACCCTTCAGGTGCCTGCCGAATTGATCGAGTTCGACCTAATGGTAACTGGTGGCGCCTTGCGCAACTATTTACAGGTTGAATATATAGAACCAGAAAACATCAGATACATATATGATGAAAAAGAAAAAAGAAGAATAAATGAGCGAAATATTGAAATGCCAGGAAGGGGTATATATGTTGCGAAAAATACTGGTGGGTACTTATTCTTAATGAACTACCTGCAGACCCCCCTGACTGGCCGAATGGGTGACAACCTGTGGGCTCTTGCGCGGGCTAATGCCGGGATTACTGAAACAGGCATGGACGGCATCAAGGCCCTGAAGAACGCCCTTGGGGGCCAGCCGATACTGTCTCATGTCGGCGCCCTTCAAACTCTCGGCCTCGTAAAGGGTGATCCGGGCCGAGGAAGCGTCCACGACGGCGTCTTCATACCCGCCATCTCACCAACAGAGCCGGGGCTGGCTGAGCCTGGTTCACAGGTCGCCATTCAGCGGGCCGACCAATTAACAACAGCGCCCCCCGCTGTTCTCAAGAAATACGGCGTTGCATACAAAAGCGCGGATGGGACAAAGTACCATATTTACGCAGACCAGTTCTATCCTACTGAGCTTGGCAGAATCTTTGGCCTCTCTGCAGCCCCAGAAATGGATTACAGCAGAAGCTCCGGGTGGAAATATAGGCAGTATATAAAGGAGTCTGCTAAGAAAATTAAGAGCAATGAGGCAGCAAAAGCAGAGTTGGCGAGAACTAAACCTATAGACGACGAACAGTAGATTTATTATGTCTTTTCTTCATAACCTTTAGTCTGTGTTATGATCCTTCCGAATACCTTCCCCTTCCCCAATGGAGTAAATCATGTCCTCAATTCCCGAACTTACTGGTGGCCGTGCGCTTGTTCACGATATTGCGTTTGAAGCCGGAAAAGGCTTTAAGGTAAAAGGTGAGACCGCGCTTCTGACCTCACTTAGCGGTGCGACAAGTCTTTTGGCGTTTAAGAGCGAAGCTATCGATATGGCTGATGCTACTCATACGCTTATCGTCACAGGTACAGCAGCGAGCGCTCAAACCAAAATCACGTCCAACGTGCTGATTGTTGATCCAAACAGTAGTGGCTCAACAGAAAATCTTGATCTTCCCGCAGAGGCTTTGTGTACCGGGCTTCTTCTTATTGTCTTGAACAGCGGCGGCGAAGGAATTGTCATCAGGGACGACGCGGCTGCAACGAAGCTTACTCTCGATACAGCGCAAAGCGGCCTGCTGTTCTGTGATGGAACAACTTGGCGTGGATTCATGGGCGCAATCACCTGATCTTAAACCTCTGATTTGGGGGGGGCAACCTCCCCAATCTCTACTCGTAGGAGGCCCACATGAGAGGGTTCATCTGTAATGACAATGCTACGACCGAGATTGTGGCAACATACGGCAATGGCGTTCTTCTTCACGAAGACGCCACCGTCGATGCGCGTTCTCGGGCGATGCCCCAATCGTGTTGGCTTTCTCACGTAGACATCTCGCTTACAAACGCGAATAGTGCTGCGACCGTGTCTGCTTTTCTGACCTGGGATAGCGGCAAGGACCATCCGATGACTGGCGAGGCCACTGGGTACAAGCTTCAGGCGGGCTCAACATCCAACCTGAAGCATGTGACCATCTCTCTCGATGCTGATGTGACGGCTCCTACGGCACAAACAACGGCGGGCAAGTGCTACCTTTGGATTCTGGTTGATGATGCAACCGGAAGTCCCGAGGTGGCGACTGCTCGGCTTCACTGGGCTGATAACCGCAGCCGATAAGGGGTAGCCATGGGCTTCAACAATAACTTCAACAGTTCGGGTGGAGCTACGGTTCTCACTGATCTTGAGGTCGATGGCACAACACTCTCCATCGATGAGACTAATAACCGCGTTGGTGTCGGTCTGACTACACCCAAGACACGGCTCACAGTAGAAGGTGCCGTAACATTTAAAGAGCAGGCTGCAGCAGACGCGGACACAGCAGCCTATGGGCAGATGTGGGTGAAGACGGCCACGCCAAATGAGTTGTACTTCACAACAGATGCCGGTGACGATATTCAGCTTACCACGGGCACAGGTACTGCTGGCGGTGGGGGCGGTGCGGCTGCCGATACCGCAGATACTATTTTACACATGCAAGTTTTTGCTTAGAGGATAACCATGGCTACAATTTCAAGAATCAAACTAAGCGGCTCTACGGATGGCAGGGGGATTGTTGTCGCAGCAAACAGCAGCGTAGGAACGACTATTCATACAGGCTCATCCACCGCTGCTGACTACGAAGAAATTTGGATGTGGGCTTCGAACTTTAATAGTTCAGCCGAAACCCTGACACTAGAGTGGGGTGGAACAACAGAGGCTGGAGATCACTTCAAGACGATTATTCAGCCGAATGAAACCGTTCTGGTCGCTCCTGGCTGGATTATCAAAGGAAACGCATCACCTCTCGTTGTGAAAGCGTTTTCAACTACGGCTGACAAGGTGAACATCGTGGGCCACTGCAACCTTATAGATGCGGCGTAAGTAAATGTCTAAGAGAATCCGAGAATGCGGCCCCATAAAACAAACTGGCTTGGGCATATCTAGTTTGCGGGAGAACGAAAGCTGGACGCGAGCCAATATCGCAGATGGAACATGGACCCTCAACGACCCGGATAGCACCCTATCGTCAATCACAAACACGGGCGGAATCAATCAAGTTATTGTTAATACCACAAATAATAACGAAATCGTGACGGGTGGCGTTCACTATACTGAATTGCTGAACCCAGACGGCACATCGATAGATTTTGGCGATCGTCCGGTTTCCGTTCAGGTCTATGTTCATTGGCCAAATACTGGATGGTATACGACCGATTCAGACGGTAACGGGACCGATGCATCAGGGGGCAACGATAGGCCCGGTCGGGGGTCGCGCTGCTACACGGTTGCGGGCATTATGACAGACCCTGAGAATCTGCCAGCAACAGGTGGGGCGGCTGAACACCCGATCGATCTGCTGGGATATGGCCTGCGATCCATCACTGATACCACAAGAGGCGCCCGTTTCGGTCTGTGGAACGATAGCAGCGGCGGGACATATGGATCACTGAACACAATTAGCAGCACCACACCAACGACGGAGTACACTAACTATGCGGCTGGCCGAAAGTGGGTCAATAGGATGGTTTGGTGGTGCCGAATCGCAAAGCACGACAAGAGCAATGGATCGGGGCTGAATGTAGCCGGTGAGCCACAGGTCAATGAGTTCAGCTATTCGTTCCGGTGGGACAATGGAGACAAACACACCGAGGACGGAGAGCAGATTGTAAATGCCCGATTCGGGCGGGTCAGGACTGACAAGCTCTATTTTTGGATCGCCAATGGCAGAGCAAATACCGGGGCTGGCAGTAGCGTTACGATCGATTTCGATGTCTACTACAAGATTACTGTCCTTGATGACGGTAACAATCCATCAGGGCGGACCGGGCTATGAACTTTGAAGATGATGACCAGACGATAATCCGCCGAGATTCAATGACCGTTAACGACAATTTCGAGGTGATCTATGTGCGTTTTCAGATGAGGCAGTCTGAGTTTGACCTTATTAAAAGCGGCCTCAAGGCGGATATGGAATACTTTCTTGAATGGCTACAGCCCAAACCTGAATAGGAAACACTATGAAAAATCTACTCACTGCACTCTTTTGCTCTCAGAAGCGCGTCTCTTGGCGTCGTCTTGCTGTTCTGGCTCTTGGTACTGGCTTGCTCGTCGCGGGCCGTCTAGAGTCTGCTCAGTGGCTTTATCTCGGCCTCGCTTATATCGCTGGTGACTCGGCTGAGAAGGCAATGGCTGCAATCTCAAAGAAGTAGTAGATGGCATTTGTAACTACCAAGTTTGGTAATGTATTGCCCTATAGGGTTTCCTATAATGCAAACATAACCAATACTGTTACTTCCAACCTATGCGATGGGTCTGGCGCCCTTTACTCTGTAAAAGTAGTAAACGGAAACAATGCAGAGGTCTTTGTAAAAATAGCCAATGCTTTAACAGCAACATCTGGTAGTACTAACCCTGACTGGATTTTTCCATGCGCGGCATCTGGCACTCATACCTATGAGATTCCAGGCGGCATCGCATTCGATGCTTTGTCCGTCTGGGCTACTGAAAATGCTATACCTTCTGATAATACGGCACCATCGGCTGATGTAGCAGCCAATGAGACAATTGCCATTACGCTGGTAACGGGTTGATCAATGGCCACTTTTGCAAAAACAGCGCTGAGTGACCTAGCCAACAAGATCGTAATAGACCTTGCGGCTGATACTACTGCCGA